CATCGAGCGCATCTGCATCGACATGATCCGAGCCATCGATGAGAAGTCCGATTACCCGAGTCCCAACCAGCACTGCGCCTGGTGCGATTATCGACAGCCTTGCCTCATCGCTGACGACTCACCAGCGGCGGCTGAGGAATATCTGAATGTCAAATTCCTGGTTGGTGGAAGGCATGAAAGGTATTATACTGAAACGAAATCTGACGAGTCAGATGTGGTGCCGGGAACCTCAAGGACTTCCGGCCCTGATTGGAGCACAACGGCATGAGTGAAGACAGGAGCGTTTCGTTCCTCATCTACGGCGCATCGAAGAGCGGGAAATCAACTCTCTCGGTCACGTCGCCCGCGCCCCGGCTCTACATGGACGTGGAAGCTGCCTCACGCTTTCTCCCCATCAAACGAATCGATTGGAACCCGGCCAAGAGTGCCCCGCCCGAAGCCGATGGGTCGTGGGATACGTGCGTGGTGCCAACCCGGTCATGGGACACAGTTCAGAAGGCCTACCAATGGCTGGCCTCGGGCAAGCACCCGTTCAATTCCTTCATCATCGACTCCATCTCCGAATTGCAGCAACGCTATATCGAGGGCATCTCGGGCCGTAGCCAGTTGCAATTGCAGCAATGGGGCGATGCCTTCCGAGAGGTCGCCGGTCTGATCCGTGACATCAGGGACTTGACCGTGCACCCCACCAAGCCGCTTGAGTGCGTCGTGCTCACCAGCATGGCGAAGAACCGGGATGGCATGTGGGGGCCATTCGTCCAGGGACAGCTACAAGACGTGATGCCCTACTTCCTCGACCTCACCGGGTATCTCTACGTCGAGATGGAGCAGGAGGGCGACGAGTTGGTTGAGAAGCGACGGCTGCTCACGAGGCGCACGTCGCAGTTTGAGGCAGGCCAGAGACTAGGAGGCAAAATCCCGCCAGTAGTAGACGACCCCAATTTGGAAGCCCTCATCGAGAAGGTCTTCCCGTTGCCGGTGCCGGAAGAGCCGAGCGACAAAGCAATTCTGGAAGCAGCGGGCGTAACGAAAGAGGACACATGAGTTTGGATTGGAATGACCTCATTGGCGGCGGGCCGGACGGAGCGGCAACGACTGACCTTGTTCCTATCGGGAAGTACGACACCCGAGTAATCGAGGCCGAAGTCGCACCAGCGGGCACCGGCAAGACGATGATTCAGATGGTTTTGGAAATCGACGGCGGGGCGTACAACGGGGAGTGGCTGTGGAACAACCTCGTGTTCCCCGACAACACCAGCAAGCCGGGCCATCGCCGCATGTTCATGCGAGCCATGCGTGCTCTCGGATTCACGCCGGAGTTTTTGACAACCAACCAGCCGAGTGCCGAGCAGATCGCATCACTGATGCTCGGGCGCTCCGTGGTTGCGACTGTCGCCCACCGGGAATGGGAGAAGGAAATGCGAACCGATGTCAAGTCGTTGCACCCGCCAGGGACATCGAGTGACGAGGCACCGCCCACTCCCGAGCTAGGGGCCGACACCGATGATGAGCTTCCCCCACCGCCGCCAATCCCGGCTGCGGCAGAGGACGAAGATGTTCCGCCGCCGATACCGGTAGTTGAGAACAGTGACACCACAACCGATAACAATGAAGAGGACGAAACTCAACCCAAGGCTCCGTTCTAAACGGGGCCAGGAAGGAAGGCATGACAACTGCCACCAAGACAAAGGGCGAGCTTGCCCGAGAGGGTCGAGCCAGCAATGCGCTCGCCAAGATCAAGGCCGAGGCCGACAACATCGCGAAGTTGGAGAAGCAGATCGATGCTTCCAAGACCAAGATCGGGAAGCTCGGCATGACTGCGCGCAAGAATGGCGTGGCCTTGAAGGACATCTCGGCTGTGACCGGGTACTCCATCGGGTGGGTGCAGCAAGCACTCGTCGCCGCTGGCTACGTCCCGAGGGCGTACAACACCAATGGTGACGCTGCCGCCAAGTAAGGCCGTCGCCGCAGCGGAGATGGTTTACCGGCTCTCAGTCGCCGATCTGGAAGGCCATCTCCCTCGGAGCTACCTACTAGCCAGAACTCTCGTCCACTTGGGCTACGACGCCTTCGTGGTCGAGAGTTCTTCGTTTCCGGTCTACCTTGAGGACGAAGAGGGCCAGGGTTGGGAATTCGATCTGAGCGACCACGAGCAACTGACCTTCTGCTCAGTTTTGAAAACTCCCCCCGCCGCCGTCATTGAGTTCTACGATCTGCCGTGGGACGATCTGGACGCAATGGCACAACTTCTCATTTCCGACAACCGCACATGAGAGAGCACCGACTTCGCATCGGCGGTGTAATGCGGTGCTGTCTCCAAACGTGGCAAGTTTCAAAAGTGACGGGCGCTCTCGATGATGCCGAGCCTGGCGATTTACTTCCCTGCCGTTACTGCGATCAGACATTGATGCTGGCTGAGGATGGGATTTGGGAGTGGAATCATCCCAAGCCTGAACCGAGCCAAACAGAGATGCTTGATTGGCTCAGAGCGATAGAGGCTGGACAGATCGACTTGACTTAGTATTTTCATTTCGATATAATTGCCTTGTAAGGCAAGCAAGAGACAGGAGCCAGACATGACAGCACCAGCACCCGCAACCGAGAAACAAGTTTCTTTTCTGAAAACCCTTCTCTCTGAGCGTGAGGTTGATCCGAAGTTCGCCGAGGGTTGCGCCATTCGGCTCGCCGCCTGGGACACATGGCATGGTGCCGGAGCATGGCTTGTCGATGGGGAAGCTCCCGAAGGGGTTCTTCTCAAAGGCGATGCGAGTGCTTGCATCGAGCGGGCACTAGCCGCTCCCAAGCTGCCCAAGCCCAAGACCACCTACGTTGACCCGCCCGCTGGAATGCACAAGAACGCAGCCGGTCAGTACGTCAAGGTCTACACGACCCGCAACGGCTACACCGTGGCGAAGGTGCTTGTCGAGCGGATGAGCGAAGTCGAGTCCGAGACCGGCCCACTCACCAAGTGGGAGTTCGACTACCGAGGCCGAGGCGGGCTGAAAGGCCTGGACGAAACCACCAAGCTCACTTGGGAAGAGGCCAAGGCCTTCGGTAAGACCTACGGCATCTGCGTCAACTGTGCCGCCCATCTGACCGACGAGCGGTCGATCTACGCAGGCTACGGCCCGGTTTGCGCCGACAATCACGGCTGGCCCTACCCGAGCATGGCCGAGGCGATGGAGGGCTTGGACGGAGGGGTGGCGGCGCTGGTCGCCACTCCCGCCGAGGGAGTCACCTACACCGGTTTCGACGGCAAGACCTACGGCAAGGATGGAAAGGTCTTGGAGTTGTATGGCCTGGCTGATGGTTCTCTCGGGACTTTCGCTGAGAAGGCGGCTGAGGCCAAGTCTCCAAGCGCTGCCGATCTTCTCTTTGGTGATGAGCTTCCCGAGGAAGAGTGACGGTGCAGAAGAGATACACCAACGACCCTTGCCAGTGCGGTCACTGGCGCGCCCACCACAATCTGAATTCCGCTGGTGATTGCTACAAGGACGGGTGTGGATGCCTCGGTTTCAAAGACCTCAATCCGGTCTGCCTCTGCGGGCATCGAAGTACCGGACACATCGGCGGCGACAGTCACGATGTTTGCACTGCTCCCGTCAAACCGGGAGGCATCTGCGGATGCTCTGAGTTCAGGGACACCAACGCCGCGGCGTCCTACTTGCTCCCATGAAAACGGGAATGAGAGTCTCGATACTCCCCGCTTCCGAGGCACAAGAGAACTCCCTTTTTGACAACGAGACAGGAACCATCGTCCGATACCACGACGATCAATACACGCAATATTGCTCGCTGGTGAAACTCGACACCGAAGGTCTCTCGGCTGACCGGGGTAACAAGGCGTGGATCAGGAATCGTCGGCTGGTGCCGTTTGCTGACGAGGTCTTGCTCCGATGAAATTGAAAGTCGGAATGAGAGTCGTCGTTGTTTCTGCCGATGAAGTGTTCCGAAGCTCTCTGGAAACAGTCGAAGGCAAGAGGGGGAAGATCACTCAACTCGGAGATTTGGTTTGTATTGTCGAACTCGACCATCCACTAGAAAACGACCATCGATGGGTTATCGCAACCCGTAGCCTGGTTCCCGAAGCGGCGGAAGTGCTTTTGCAATGAAGTAGCCAGCCTATTACACTCACATGAAATTGACCTAGATACAGACATGAAAGGAAGGTGAGGCCAATGTGGATATTCACCAAGGATGGGTTCTTCTCCATCGTCCAGCACAAGGACAGTCCCGATTACCTCATGGTGCGGGCCAGAGTCCGTGAAGATATTCAGCGGGCCTTCGGCCCCGGTGACATCATCGAGAAGAGCGGGAGCGATTACCGATTCCGCAAAACGGTTCCGAGAGTCGTTGTCGCTGATTATTTCAGCAAGGCGGTTTCTGAGATTGACTACACGTCGGTCAAGGATGAAATCGATCAGGGCGAAGAGGATCGACACAAAATGCTGTACGCCGTCTGGCGTGCTCATTGGGACTTGCAGCGGGATCGATACAACGAAGCAGAGGACGATTGGTTCGATTTCACTTGGACGAAAGTGAACTAACTGAGGGAGGAACCGTGAAGATCATCACGGTCGAAGAACACCAGGCTCGATACATCGAGGGCTTGCTGAGGGATCGCAAGCGGGCAACACACAAAGAGATGGGCGAGGTAGGGAAGGGCACTGATGAACACCGGCAGCTTGCCGCCGAGATTCAGCGCATCGACCTAATCTCTCTGGCTCTCAAGGATGCGGAGTCGCGATGACCGAAGACATCTTGATCGACATTCTGGAATGGATAGCAGTCATTTGCCTTCTAGGTGGATGGCTGTTTTTCATGTTCATTGCCTGGGACAAACTGGATAAGCGGCGACTTGGAAAGCTGGAAGTTTTCAAAGACGTTGACCCCGAAGCTCCGAACCTTGCTCCCTACGATCCGCACACCCTCCGGTGGCGAAATGAGATGATCGAACGAGAGCGCCCTCGGGACGAAGACCTTGGTTTGTGAAAACTCCATCACCAAGAGGACGGGACAAGGTCGCCAACGATCCACGCTGCTTTTTCTGTGGAATTGAAATCGACCCGGTCTTTTACACCCGAGCCATGCACGAGGGAGTCAGCTATGCAGTGTGCTCGACCGACTGCCCGAAGTGGTGGGAGGGAGCACTGCACTTTGGCTACGGCGGGCCTCAGTGGGGGCATCTCGTACAACCAGCACGCCCGTCACGCCGCAAGAGTCGCACCGAGCGAGCGACTCCGTCACATTGACCTCAATCGGGTAGTGGTCGTGGTGAATCACCGTCTTGCTCACCGCCAGATAGTTTCGCAGCCGTCCGGTACAGACCGACCCATCCGAGAACCGATGGAGATGCGGGCCTAGATCAGCGCCGGTGGACTCGCTCACGAAGCGACGAGACTAGTGCTTGCTTCGATGCGAAGGGATACATCTCAAAGGGTGGCACCGGCGAGTCCGGCGACTGCTCAAAGAGAATCCCGCCGTCGCCTTCCACCGGCTCACGATGATCGACCCGGCCATCGAGAATCTCATCGGGGATGCCTTGCGGAAAGGCAGTGCATGTCAATTCGCCGGGATTGAGATGCACACAGGAGTAGCACATCGGAGTGAGATAAGTGGTCATGTCAGCACCACGGTTTCAACACTCTCATAAAGCTCATCGAACAAGTCCCACACTCCGGCGTACTCGGCATCGGAGAACACACCAAGGTCATGCCGGTCGCCATTCTTGTCGATGCCGTAGAGCCGGTACTTGTCCTGGGGGTTTTCTTGCTGTGTCATATCGCTGCTCCGACCCCTTCGGAAAGACCCAATATCTCTCGACTGTTTTCGATGAACTCTTCCCAACCTTCGCCGCCCTCCATCTCGTGGTAGTACCGGACGAACTTCTCAGCCAGGGATTCGGTCATGCTCCGAGAGCCGTAGGTCGTGATTGGGTTCTCCCCCATCATCTCTGTCCAACTCAAAAGATAACTCGCTGAATCTGGATTAGCCATCGTCTTTCGCTGAACGCTCCGATGAATGGCGTGGCCGTACTCATGGACGATGGTGGCTTGCATCCCGGTCAGACCGGGGTGTTCAAAAAGCTCCGACTCGGGAATCTCATCGGGGTCGAGTCTCGGGTTCACGATCATCAATATTCGGTTGGGAGTGGAAATCACTTGACCGAAGGTGCCTTTCATCGAGGGCAAGTCCCAAATCGATTCCACACCGCCATCGGTAAGGGCGTCAGCCTCCATCGAAGCCATCATCGAACCAAACGGGCTGGATGAAGCGGCGGCTTGGAACTGCAACCCCTCCAAAAACCATGCTCTGCCCTGCTCGTCCTCACCGGTTCCGATGTAGGCCAGAGCATCATTGGTCAGATCGCCAAAGCGTCCTTCCAAAGCATCGACCTCGACATTGAACCGCTGGTCAAAACCGGGATGGGTTGCTCCGACAGTGGATCGAAGCGGCTTTCCAAAATCAATCGGGACTGCTTCCTCGGGGCCAGCCGGGGTAGGGGCCATGTTCGGCTCCCATGCGTCATAGAGCTTGGCAGTGTCGGGGTAATGCTCCCTCATGCCAGGAAGCTCGATGAGAGGCCCGTATTCGGCCCAATACTCGTCCTTTTCCTGCGGACTAAGCATGTGATAGGGCTTGACTTCAGCGGGGTCGTAGCGGGTCTGAGGCATCTGAGAGGGGATGCTCATGCCGGAGTGCCATGTGTCCCACGCTGCCTGTAGCTCGGGGCTGACCGGCTCGTAGTCGGTGGTCACCGCGACCCACACTTCGGCATAGGCCTCCGAGGACTTGGACTTGCCGTAAGCACTCGGAGCCAGATTTTGAATCGCGTATCGAGCCGCCTGAGTCTCCGGCCAGTTGGAGCTATCCGGCATGGTGCCGAAGCCATCAGACTGCCCCACTTTTGAAAACGGCTGACCGACCTCAAGCATGGTCTCCGACAGATACCGGAACTGTCGCTGGTGGCCGAACTCGTGAACCAGGGTTGAGGTCTCATCACCCTGTGCACTGCCCACACTCCAAGGCATCGACTTGCCTGAGTTCATCCCCTTGGTCTTTTGCCACAGCTTGTCGTCTTGGAAATAGCTCTGCCCGAGCACGATGGCTCGCTTCCCGGCTACCGGCCCAATCCCGCCGGGGTGGTCGGTGCCGGGATGGGCGACAGCGATGGCACCAGGGCCACCGGGCTTCACCCTCGGGTCTCCCACCGTGGACGCTTGCTGATCGGTGACAACGGCATCGACCCGAAGAGCGGTATCGGGATCGATGTGAGTCAGCCAGCGATAGCGCTCGGCAAGAGCGTGCTCCATCTCGGGGCCGGTGCCCGCCAGATCGAAAATGGTTGGCTCCCCCCGAAAGGCGGCAAGGTCAGCCTCCATCTGATCCTTGACCCATTGATGCTTCGCCGATGTGGACAGCGAGTCCCAATTAGGGGGCTTACCCATCGGGGGGAGCGGTGTGCCCACCGCCATGCTCGACTTCACGATTGGGGGTGTCGGAGTGTCGGGTGGCGGTGTGGGCGGCACACTTGGTTTTGAAATCTTGGCCTTGGTCGGTTCCCTCTGTGAGACCTGATAGCTGCGGGCATCGAAGGTGTGCCCGAACTTGTCACCCTCCCAACGAGGGTCGGTCATTTTGACTCGGATGATCGGATCGCCCGGTTTCTCGGGGTCAGGGATGATGTCGATGACCTCACCCTGGACTTCTTTCTTCCCCCGCTGACCGTGCCGGAACCCGGCCATGTCGATGAGGTTGATGAGCCAGCCAATCTCGATAAACCGGCCATCACTTCCCCGAGGGTGAAGGTCGGGGTTCCAATCAGCCGCGACCAGGGCCGAGTTAGGGCCGTGAACCCTTTGGCGCAACTCGGCCCTGGTCAGCGACATGTCAGGAATGGACTCGGCTTCGCAGAGAGGCGCTCACAGCCTCCCTGTGGACGTTCCTGCGAAGCGACTCCCTCCGGCTCTCTGTCTCCCCACTGACGGTCTCGATGGCCTCAGCGATGGCCTCACGGCGCTCTGCGGCGGTCATGGTGGGGTTCTTCTCTTCCAGGGCGACGATCCGCTCGTAGACCTCACCCAACTGCTCCCCGAAGGCCTCTTGGAAGCTGGCATCGACCATCTCTTCCAGGGCTAGATCGACCAGCGGCTCGACCCCGGCAGCGACCAAAGCGAGCATCTGACCGGAAGCAACCCTTGCCCTCGGGATAGGGAGGCCAGGCACATTCACGGCACAGACGGCGACAAGCTCCAAGCCACCGTTGATCGGTCGCCAGTCACCGGAGACCGACGAGGCACGCAAGGTGCGAAGCTGGCTCTCGGAGACATCGGGCCGGAGTGCTCCGGCTACCCAAATCCCGAACCGATCCTCGCCCACATTCACGTCCATCATCGCTGAGTTGGTGTTGTCGTAGTGAGCTACCGCATCGGCCACGGTTGCGTTGATGTCGGCGTGCCCACCGGTGAGCGTGATCTGTCCCACGTCCACGAAGTCGCCCTTGTCAGTCTCGACCACGCCAGTTTTGAAAAAGGCGTACTTGCTCTTCGACTTGGGGGCACGTACCGAACCACTCATCCCGATATGAGACTGTCGCCACGAGGCGATGTGGCCCCGGCACTGTCCCGAGTTCTCGACCGAAAGCGGTGAGAGTCGCAGGAAGTTCGGGTTGTCGAACCATTCCCGAGGCGGTCTTACCGGGAAGGCCGCGGCGACCAGCGCCTTGATGTCCTCACGAACCATCCCGAATGGGGAGTGGCCGTTGTGAATCCCGTCTTCCAACGTCACAGCAATTCCTTTCGCTTTTCGGATCGAAGAGTCTTCAGTCTCGCGACCCTCTCTTTCTGATGGGCTATCTGTGTCTCGGTCTCGGCTTCGATCCGGCGTATCTCGGTCACTTTCAAATTGCGTTGTCCCTCGATCAACTCCAAATGCCCTGCTCCCGATGTGACCAGCGCTTTTACATCGAGGTCAGCTACCGCATCACGCAATTCAGAAACCTTGGCCCGGCCTTCGGCAGTCATCCGAGCCAGATCGAGTTCTGACTCGTGGATCAGTGCACTCAGTTTCGAGGTCGGGTCAATTTCAAAATCGAGTTTTGAATCCTGAACTTCAGGCGCAGGCTCATTAACTCTTTTCCCCCAATCCTTCGGAGCTTTGAACCCGAAGCCATCGGCGACGATGACCGACTCGTGTTTTTCAAAATAGAGGGTCTGGCTCACACGAGGAAGCTCCCTTCGGTCTGCCCTGAACCCCGGCGGCGACGAAGATACTCGCTGGCATCCCGGTACCCCTGCACCAGCCGGGAGCGGTTGTCCTTGAGTTTCTCAACCACGGATCGCTTGCTGGCGATGTTCCGAGCCTTCTCAGAAGTGACATTGCTGATGTCCATGCGAACCTTGGCAAGCTGGTTCCTCAGCTTGAGCGTGGGATCGAGGTTCTCGTCCATGCTCGTGTAAACCGCACTGGCCTGGTCTTTGAGCCGGTTGGCCTGTGCAGTGAGTTGAGCGGCTTTCTCCGGCGAGGCATACGCCGCCTTTTCCAAGAGGGCGTTTGCCTCTTCCTGAAAATCACTGGCCTTTCCCGCCATCTGATCGGCCCGCCGTTGAATCGCATCGGGGTCGGGTTTGATGAGGGAAAGCTGTGCCTGGATTTGGTCACGAGAGGCGCGCAGAGCGTCCAGCTTCCGGTCGTAGCCATCACGGAGCCGGTCAACCTCACCTTCGGCCTTGTCGATCTGAGAATCGGCCAGCTTGAGTTCGTCGTATCGGGCGTTCCGAAGCCATTCATCCTTCGCCCCGAGCATGTCCCTGATGTCGTCCATCTCGCCCTGAATGTCGGCTCGCAGCAACGGGTCTTCGGTGGCCCTCAGTTTCGACTCCAACTCTTCCAGCCGTCGCCGTGCACCCGCTTCCAACTGAGCGGCAAGCTCGACCTTTTGCTGAAGATTCATCGTCTTCCACTGAGAAGCCCGGCTCTCAGATTGGCCCTTGCGCCGGGCCAGGGCTGACTTGCGAGCCGCTTCCCGACGCTGCTCTATCTCGGCATCGGATAGCTCTCGGGTGGTCTTGCGATCCTCTCGGGCGTAGGGAGTGCGGGAATCGCCGGTGGGCTTCCGCTTCAGCTTGTAGCGCTTGGTGGCCGGGAACGCCGGGTACCGACTGCGAACCTCTTTTGAAATTCGATCCCCGTAGGGGTCATCGTCGGTAGCGGCCAAGAGCGGAGCAGCACTACCCCGAGTCCCGACATGACAAGCCACTCCGAACCCACCCATCCGCTGGCAGAGATTGGTGCAATAGCCCTTGGCCCTCGGCCCGAGGTACTTGACGAGATGTCGGTGACATCGAGTCCATGAGCCGGGGGTGCCCCATCTGATCTTCGTCAGCCCGCCTTGGCCGGTCGTCCAATAGAGCCGGAGCCGCTCGGTTCCCTTGAGACCTTCCGGCGATTTGATGACGGCGAGAAGCGTCTGCATTTCCAAATTACCGAGATGATCCTCGATGACATCGAGAGCCGCCGAAGAGCGAATCTTCCGCTGCTTCACTTCCTTGGGGATGAACTCGACTCCCTTGGTCGCTTCATCCACTTGCTCGATGACGCTCCCTTGGAGACCTTCCTCGGTGAGCACGACGATGGGCGGCGGATCGATAGAGCGGAGCGGGATGAGCCACTGCTCGTCCTCGTACCACTTGCCGTCATGTCGCCGGTAGAGAGTGGGGCCGGGAGCCAGGGCAATCAATTCCAAGACTGCGTTCTTGTCGAGTTCGTCCACGATGGCGACGAGCTTGGTGTTCGACGGCAGTTTTGAAATCGCCGCCGCCGCCAGCACCGGATCGGGGTCAGTGGTAATCCAGGCCAGGGGGAAGACCGGACGGAAAAGCACCGAGTCACAGCCTTCCGAGAAGGCACGAGCTACGAAGGCGACATCGTCGCCCGAGAGCGGGACGGTGGCTCCCCACATCTCTTCGTTCTCGACCCACTGGCCGTCCTCATACATGAGTCCGTCCCTGGTCAACCCGATAACCAGCGAGTCGGTGCCTGCCGCGATCAGCCCTTCGGGAAGCGTTGGGTTATCCCCAAGCAGGGCTTTTAGAGTCCGGCCCCGCTCGTTTTTCAAAACACGCCTGGCCCACACCGCCGCATCGGTCTCGTGCCACTCGACAAGCTCAAGCTCATCGAGCACCGCAGCCTCATTGAGATGCAGTGAATCGATGGACGATGGCCGGGGATAGGTACGACTACTCACGCCAGGGGAACTCCATCTCCAAGCCGAGCGCTCGTGACCGGCGCTCGACGTACCACTGGAACTCGGGATGGGACTCGGCGAACTCGACTGCGGTTGGAAGGTCTCGGACTGAGGCGATGGTCGGCACAGTGAGCGAAGCGGTGATGGTCTCGGTGAGCAGAGGCTTGAGAGCGTCAGCCTC